TGGTTAAATCAAGCCAGACTGTTTAATAAATATTCTGAATTGTATGCAAATGCTATGTTTGAAAGGGATAAAAAGAAAGAGAGACTTGCCCTTATTAAAGCTCAAATTGATCATGATATTAGACAAGATCCTGAATCTTATGGATTTACAGGAAAACCAACTGAACCTGCTATAGCTTCCTTGATTCAACAGGACAACAGATTTATTGAAGCTCAATCAGAATTAACGGAAGCTAACCGGGATATGAATGTTATAATAGGAACTAAAATAGCAATGGAGCATAAGAAATCTGCTCTTGAAGTACTTGCTAAATTATATCTTGCTGGTTATTGGGGGGAAGCCCGTATCCCTGGAGAAGTAAGGAAAAAATATAATTCTGAATCAGAGACGGAGGCTTTGAATCAGTCAAAAAGATTAATACGCCGAAGAACTGAAAAAAAATAAAAATCTTTATTTTAAAAGGAGAAATTACATGGCTAGAAAGTCAAGATTTCGCTCAAAAAAAGGTGGTGCAGAAGCACTACAACAACGTACAGACAAGCTAGTTGGGAGGAAAGGAGGAAAATGGAAACCTATCTTCCTTGATTCAGCTAAGTTTGAAAAATGGGTATGCCGTGAAGGCGACCATATTATTGACATTATTCCATATCTGGATAATGATGATAACTTTCAATACAAACTCGAACTGCTTGTTCACCAAAAGATCGGTCCCGATGAAGGTAATTTTATTTGCCCAAAAACATTTGGCAGTAATGAAGAGTGTCCTCTCTGTAGTGCCAGATCAACGGCTCTTGCTGAAGATAATCAAGCTCTTGCAAAACTTCTTAGTCACAAAGAAAGAGTCATATACAACATTGTTTGTTATGACTCAGCTAAGGAAGAAAAGAAAGGAGTACAAGTTTGGGAAGCTTCTAGTTATCTAGCTGAAGAAAATTTTCAAGCTGCTGCTAAAAAACGTATCAAAGGTGGTGGTGGAGGCAAAGTAGCTTTTGCTGATCCTGATAATGGTCGTATGATTTCTTGGGAACGTACTGGTTCTGGTATAAATACAAGGTACGTAGGATTTGCAATGGAGCCACGAGATGAAGTAATATCTGATGATATTTTGGATGAAGCTCATATTCTTGAAAACCTTATAGACATTCCTTCTATTGAAACTCTCCAGGAACAAGCTGATATTGTTCTTGGATATTCAGGAGAAAGTGATCCAGAAGAAGATTCTGAATTAGACGGTACTGGAGAAGATGTTCCTTTGGAAAAAGAGGAAGAGCCTAAACCTTCTCGCCGTCCCCGTACTCGTAGAAACCCTGATCCAGAGCCTGAAGAAGATCCAGAGCCTGAAGAAGATCCAGAGCCTGAAGAAGAGCCTGAAGAAGAACCTAAACCTTCTCGCCGTCCCCGTAGAAGAACAAAGGTAAAAGAAGATCCAGAGCCTGAAGAAGAGCCTAAACCTTCTCGCCGTCCCCGTACTCGTAGAAACCCTGATCCAGAGCCTGAAGAATCTCCTAAAAAACCACGTGTTCGTAGAACAAGAAGGAGATAAATAATGGCCAGTAGATTAAGAACAAGAACGAAAAGATTGGCAGAAGAAGTAAAAGAACATGCTAAAAAATCTGCTGATACTAGTACATTTTCGTACACTCCTTCTGATTCAGATATCTTTGTATCTACTGGATGCACTCTCCTTGATCTTGCTATATCTGGTGGCAGGGTCAGAGGAGGAGGGATTCCTGGTGGATTAATGATAGAAGTTTATGGTGGTCCAGGTGCTGGAAAAACTGCTCTTGCTATGGAAATTTCTGCTAGTGTTCAAGCAAAAGGAGGAGAAATTGAAATAGCAGATCCTGAAGCCAGATTAGATCAACAATATACAAAAGTCTATGGGGTAAATCTTTCCTCTGATTCCTATTCTCGTCCTGATATTGTTATGGATGTGAAAAATGAAAAAGGAAAGGTTGTTGAAAAAGGGCTTGAAAGTATTATTAAAAACTGGGATCCCCAGTCAACTAATTGTATCAATGTTCTTGTAGCTGATAGTATTGCAGCTCTTTCAACTTCTATGGAAATGGGCAAAGGAGATAAACGTGGACAAAAGAAAGCAAAAGATCTCCATGCTTTGTGTCGCACTACTGCTCGTTTAATTTCTAAGGATAATCGATTGGTTGTTTTTACTAACCAATTAACTGCTGGTGATTGGGGAGAAGATTCTCCAGGAGGGGTCGCAATCAAGTTCTATGCCTCTCTACGCCTTCAAATTAAACAAAAGAAGATGATTGCTCCTGAAAAGAAAAATGAAGCAGGAAAGATAATTAAGAAGGTCATAGGCATTGAATCTGAAATCTATGTTAAAAAATCTTCTGTAGATGATCCCTATCGGTCTGCTCCTATGTATCTTATGTTTGGATCAGGAATTGATGATGTTCGCGGTAACTTACAATATGCCAAAGATATGTCAAAAGATACTTCCTATGATTGTATCGATGGTAAAACATATGTAGCTATGAATGCTGCTATTAAATATATTGAGGATAATGATCTTGAATCAGATTTAAGAGAAAGGGTCATTGATATATGGGAAGCAAACGAAAAACTTTTTAAAGTTTCTCGTAAAAAGAAAATTCGATTTTAAGGAGAACCAAATGAATAAAACAAATTTTATAAAAGCAATGGCCATTGAAATGGATTCTACTATTAAAGAAGCCACTAAAGCAGTTGATTCTTTTCTTGTCCTTGTGCCTGAAATTTTGATAGATGAGGGCAAATTACAATTCCCTGGTTTTGGTACATTTACTTTGACTGAACGTGCTGCCCGTAAGGGACGTAATCCATCTACAGGAGAAAGTATAAATATTGCTGCAACTAATGTTGTTAAATTCAAAGTCGGTGCCACCCTGAAAGCGGCTGTAAACTAATAATTAAATTTTCTGCCCCATACCTGTATCCCTCAATTCAATGGAGATTGAGTCACGAAAGTGTTCAGTGTTAGGGTGGGGCGGGGATCTAATAAGGAAAGCTATGAGTCATTTTATTATCACCTTGAATCAGATTGCATCTGGCTACAAGAGAAGAGAATGATGGACTTGTAGAAGAAATTTCAGAAAAACAGTATTGGGAGATATTGAATCAAAGGAGAAATCAAATTATGTCTAAATCTTTAGAAGATGGATACGATGAAATTACTGTTACAGTAGCTAAAACTTTACAAGAATTTGAATATGAACCTTTGAAAATGGTAGCTACTTTGAAACGAATGGTTAAACCAGAAGAAGTATCTTCTGGAATCAGGGAGATATCTGAAATTCTTGAAACTGAAATTTGTGATTTTTTAGATATAAGATGAAAAAATTACTCCTATTATTAATTCATTGGAATGTGCAATTACTTAGAGTAAATCTTGTCTCCTGGAGGACTCAAAATTTTCATGAAAATTTTATTAATTGATTGTTCTGCTCTCTGTTATGCTTCTGCCCATACTCTTCGTGGATTAGAACAAGAAGATATTGACACAGGAGTTATCTTTGGATTCCTTCGTCAATTAAGAAGTCTTTCTCAAAAGTTTGGTTCAATTGATTTTGTATTTTGTTGGGATTCTAAATCTTCAAAACGGAAAGAAGTATTTCCTGAATACAAAATTAAACGTGGCAAAAAGAAAAAAGAAGATCCTGAACTAGCTGCTATTTTTGCTGCTACCTATGAACAAATCAAGAAGCTTAAGGAATATGTCATTCCTAAAATAGGCTTTACTAATTCTTTTGAACAAAAAGGATTGGAAGCTGATGATTTAATGGCTAATATTGTTCTTGGATATCCTAATTGTATAATGGTTACTAATGATGAAGATATGTTTCAATGTCTTGATGATTGTGATATATGGTTGCCTGGTAAAAAGAAATTAATTACTGCATCTTCTTTTCAAACAGAATACGGTATCCAACCGCATGAGTGGGCAGAAGTGAAAGCAATAGGAGGATGTGGAACTGATGAAGTTCCTGGTGTTCCTGGTGTGGGAGCTAAAACTGTATGTGCTTACCTGAATAATACTCTTCCTAAACGGACAAAAGCAGGAAAGTCTACCAAAAAATACGCAGCTATTGTATCCAAAGAAGGACTAGCTATTGCTGAAAGGAATCGGCCTCTTGTGTCTCTTCCTCATGAAGATACTAAAGAAATATGGCTTGATGATAATATTTTATTATCTGCTAAAGGATTCTATGAGGTCTGTGATAAATTTGGATTCATTAGTTTCACACGTGGTGTTGATAAACAACGATGGGATCTTTGGTTGAAAGGGAAATTATGATACATAAAAATATGGTGATATGGTCTGATCCTGAATTTTTAAAAGAAGATGGTACTCCTGAAGAAGGAGCAGAAATATATGGGGAATGTTTTCGGGTCCATCCTATTGATGTAAAAAAAGTTCAAAGTGGCATAAAACAGATGCTTGGTTTATATCTAAAAATAGTACCAAAAAAACCGGAGTTGGGGAATGCCAAGACTGAAGAAAAAGAAAAAGAAAATTAATCCAATTCAACTGAAAAGTTCTGACATTGCAAATTTAAGAACAGAGATTCTTGAAATACATCAAAAAGGAGTGTGTTTAATATGCGGAGAAGTGCCTCAACGTCCCTGTCTTGATCATTCACATACAAAGAGAGTTAAAGGTACAGGACTTATCAGAGGAGTACTGTGTAGCTCTTGTAACATCTTTATAGCTAAATCAGAAAACAACTGTTCTAGATACGGATTTTCTCAAAAAGTACTTCCTAAAATTCTGAGAAGTATGGCAAATTATCTTGAAGGGGTTCATTATCCATATATTCATCCTTCAGAAGCTCCTCCTGTACCAAAGTTAATGAGAAGATCATATAATAAATTAAAAACAGTGCATCAGAATGCATCAGGCTACGGTACTTTTCCAAACTTTCCTAAATCAGGAAAGATGATAAAACAATTACAAAAGCTTTATGACCATTACGATATAGAACCAGAGTTTTACAAATAGTCTTTATCCAAACGGAGAAAATCATGTCACTTAAAGAAGTTTATAAAAATTTGTGTTTTCTGAATGAACTTTCATCCACTAATGCAAAAAAAGAAGAACTTGAATGGATGTTAGAAGATGATATTTTCCGTAAAGTTTGTCTTTATACTCTTGATCCACGTAAAAAATTTAAAACAAAGAAACTTCCTCCATTTAAAAAACAATGTATGTTTACAAGTTCCATAGAAGATATATTTGTTGCTCTTGATAGACTTGTAAAACAAAAAGGAGCAAGTATCTCAATCAAAAAGGAATTGGCTCACCTTGCTTCTATAGATAAAGAAACTTGGGAAGTAGTTCATAGAATATGTAATGGTGATCTTCGTTGTGGTGTAGGAGTTCGTACTTTAAATGAAGTACTTCCTGGTTTGATTCCATTTACTCCTTACCTTCGTTGTAAATCTCACAGGCATATCGATAAGGCTAAAACTCCTGGTATTGTCCAAGAAAAAGCTAATGGTATGTATGCTGAAATGATTGTTGAAGAGGACTTAATCAAATTTGGTACAAGAGATTCTCATGAGATTCACCAACTTGATCATCTAAAAGAAATATTTTTAGATTCCATAGAAGGTGAAGACACTGTTTATATGGGAGAACTTCGTGTACGAGATCATGATGGTAGTATTCTTGATAGAGCTACAGGAAATGGTATCATAAATAAATGTATACAGAATACAGCAAAGCCTGATGATTCTTTGCGTGTATTCTTCTCTATATGGGATTCAGTTTATTTAGATCATTACCGTGAAGCTAAATCCCCTATCTCTTATAAAGAAAGATTTGACGATGTTATAGATACAGTAGAAATTCTGGATAATAAAGGCTTCTGTGTAATTGATTATAAATACGTTGAAACTATTGCAGAAGCCCAAGAATATGCTAATGAACGTATCAGACGTGGTGAAGAGGGTGGTGTATACAAATGGTTAAAAGCTACTTGGAGTAACTCTACATCTTCTCAACAGTTTAAAATTAAGGCTCGATTTGAAGGAGAACTTAGAGCTGTTCGATGGGAATATGGTGACAAAGGTAAGAAACATGAACACAGAATGGGGCGTATTATATTTGAAACTGATGATGGTCTTGTTCGTACTGCTGTAGGTAGTGGATTCTCTGATGAATTTCGTGAAGAAGATATGGAACAATACATGGGACGTATTGGGGAACTTGCTTTTGAATCTGTAAGTGAAAGTAAAAGTAGGAAGAAAGGTGATCCTGAATATGCCCTTTATGGTCCAGCTACTTTTACTTGTTGGCGTGATGATAAAAAAGATGAAACTGATACTCTTAAAGAATTAATGGAGAGATAATATGTACTCAGTTACTTTATTTGATGGTAAATATATAGTATCTCATGATAATGGATATAATTTTAAAGCACTTAGATATGGTAAAAAATGGAGAGATCTTACAGGAGATGGATTAATCCTTGCTTTAGTCCATAAAATTGAAGAACTTGAGGATCAAATAGAAAAAGCTAAAAAAAGTCTTATGAAATATCCTATAACAGATTCTTCTGATATCTTTGAAAATACAATTAATATTTTAGAGGAAGAAGAATGATGGAATTAAACTTTGATGAAATAAAACATGAAACAGATAGTGCTTATTTGGTCTTGTTTGAACCTGGTATTCAACATTGGATGCCTAAAAGTCAATGTAATTTGATTACAGAAGCTATTTTAGAATGTCCTGAATGGATTGTAGAAGAAAAAGAACTTGAACTATATGAGGTATAGAATGTTAATTGGAATAACTGGACAAATGGAATCAGGAAAAACTACAGCAGCAGAATGGTTAACTAAAAAGTATGATTTCAGTATATTCTCATTTGCTCATCCACTAAAAAAGTCTTGTGCAGAACTTACAGGACTTGATATGAAGTACTTTACAGATACAAATTTGAAATATGAGAAAATAGAACTATTAAATGGTAAAACTACCAGATGGTTAATGCAATCATTTGGTACTGAATTTGTTAGAAACACTATTCATCCTGATTTTTGGATAAACCGTATGAAACAAAAGCTGGATAAAATATCAGTAACTGGTAGAATTGTTATAGATGATATACGTTTTGCTAATGAAGCAAAGCTTATTCATGATCTTGGTGGTAAAGTTATTCATATAATTAGAGGAGAAAGAAAATCATACCATTCCTCTGAAAAAATAGATTTTTTAACCGATTTTCGTATTGATAATAATTTTTCTAAAGATGTATTACATAATCAATTAAAATCATTTATGGAGATATTTTATGACGATTAAATATTTAGAATTATTTCATTTTGAATCATATAAATCATGTACTTTAGAATTTGATCCTGGTGTTAATATTATTACAGGACTTTCTGGACATGGCAAATCTTCAATAATACGTGGATTTGATTGGATTTTTAATAATTCTCCAGGGGAAGAGATGTTATCCTATGTCTCTGAAGGTCTTTGTACTGCTGGAATTGTATTTGAAAATGATCATGGAATTGCAAGGCTTCGTGGAGGAGCTAATAATAAAAATGAATATTTTCTAACAGAAACGGAAGAAACATTTAAAGCCCTTCGTGGTAAAGTACCTGAACAAGTATCTACTTTAGTAAATATGAATGAAGTAAATCTTCAAGCCCAAAAAGATTTTTACTTTATGCTTATGAATAGTCCAGGACAAGTAGCAAGAATGTTCAATAAAGTATCTGGACTTGAAGAAATGGATGCTGCTCAGACTACTATTAATTCAATGCATAAGGAGAAAAAGAAATCTTTTGATATCCTGATAAGCCGTAGTACTGATTTGAATGAAAGATTAGATAATCTTGATTGGGTTAAACAAGCTGATGCTGATTATACTAAAATCGAAATCCTGAGTGCCTCTGTAGATGAAATAGGAATAAAAATTCTTACAATAGAAACTCTTATTCATTCTATTATGGGCATCAAACAGGAGATAAGTTTTTGTAAAGATGTATCTGCTATTCCACAAATTAATGAAATCTTCAAAGTAGAAGAAGAACTCATTAATGTTGAAGAAGATATCCATAAATTACAAAAACTTGTTGATGACTGTTCACAACTCAAAAAAGATATAAACAATATCAGACTACCTGATAAGGATAGATTAGATGATATAACGTCAATGAGACAGCTTAATGAAGATATTAAAGATGAGATTGCAAGTTTAAATTTTATTATTCATCATGTTGAAAATTTTAAAGAAGAAATTGATCAATCGAGTATTAAAATTGATGACTTGCAATCTCAATACACATCTTTTCTTATTGAAAACGGTAATTGTCCAACTTGTGGTACTAAAATGGAGACATTATGAACTACATTCTCTCTGCAGATTGGCATATCAGAGCAACAGCTCCAAGAATACGAAAAGATGAATATGCCATGATTGAATTCAAAAAGATTGATTGGATATTAAAATTAGCAACTAAACATAAAGCGGATATTATTGTTGCTGGTGATATTTTTGATGCTCCTCGTTGTCCTTATTGGTTACTTATAATGTATATTGAATTGTTTAAACAATTCAAACATAGAATTTATGTTGTTCCTGGACAACATGATTTGCATTTTCACAATCCTGATTTAGCTAATACTCCTTTAGGGGCTTTAATTTCTGCTGATGTAGTGGAAATTCCAAATAATCAAGAGATACGTGGAGTAGGTTGGGAAGAAGAAATGCCTAAAGAAAATTGTGAAATTCTTATAATACATACTCCAGTAACTCCTGATAAACCACCTTTCTTTATGGAAGATGCTATTTCAGCAAAAGATATGATGGAAGAATTACACGAATATCATAATTTAATTGTTACTGGTGATTATCATGTATCTCATTGTCACATTTCTGAAGATTGTATTCTCTGTAACCCTGGCCCCATCATGAGAGCCTCTAAGGACAAAATAGATTTCAAACCCAGAGTTTATCTTTATACTAATGGCAGTATTGAAATGAAGGAGATCCCAATTGAAAAGGATGTTTTTGATAACGAGGCTCTCCTTGAAGATGATAGAAAGGAATACAGTCAAGAACTAAAAGAATTGATATCCTCATTTGATTCTAAACAAGATTATGTACAATTCTGGGATGTTTTACAGGATGTTATTAAAATTAGTGGAGTAACTAAAGATGTACAAAATATACTTAATATAGTTAAGGAGAAAGTTAATGGATATTCTTGATAAGTTAGAAAAAGTTAAAACTTCTTTAGAGGCTGAAGAGAAAAAGAAAATGAGGTTTCAGGGTAAGCTTGATGCTAAAATGGAATCCCTAAATGATTTAGGGTATTCTACTATAACCAAAGCAAAAGCTTCCATTAAGAAATTGAATAAGAAACTTGATGATCTTTCTATCAGCCTTGAAGAAAAAATCAATGATTTTGAAGATGAATTTCCTCATTTAATAGGAGATGAATAATCGTGAAAATCCGTACAAAGATCGATGACTATCTTGCTGAACAACGGATGCTTGATTCTGAACTTCAGAATGTAGATGATGCCATTGAATTTACTGAACTTGATCTTGTGAATCATGATGAGGCGAGAATTCTTATTCAAAAATCTGCCCAAATAACTCAGAAAAATTTAGAAGAACACATAGAAAAAATTGTATCAAAAGCCCTTAAGATTGTATTCTTGGATGAAGCTAAAAAATTTAAGGTTACATTTGTTACAAGGAGAAACACCACTGAGTGTGATTTGAAATTAGAAGATAGAGGAAATTTAAGAGATCCTCTTGGTTCTAATGGATTTGGTGAAGCTGATATAATATCTATTGCTCTTCGAATTGCTTATTGGTCTTTAGGCAATACAAGGAATACTCTTATCCTTGATGAACCTTTTAGGTATTTAGATGGTAGAAGAATGGAACGGGCATCTGAAATGGTTAAAATTCTAAGTGAAGAACTTGGATTACAAATCATTATGGTTACTCATGAATCTAAAATGGGATATAGTGCAGATAAACGATTTCATGTAGTCAGAAATAATTGTATTTCTGAAATAACAGAAGTACAAAAACATTCAATGGTTATAGAATAACCAAGGAGAAAAGTAAATGAAATTGATTAATCAATCAAGTGAAATATGGGGACAATGTCCAACTAGTCTAAATGAAGCTATTCTTTGGATTGAAAAAGCAGGGAGAGTTTGCTATCGATCTGAGGACAGAATCATAGAAGGATCAGGATTAAAATTTGTTAATGGTATCATAGCAAGGAAACATTTTGCTGTTATTGAACATTCTAATTTGGTTATAACAACTACTGATACTGTATCAAATCCACAAAAAGAACTTGCAGATGTTCGTGGTAGTATGAATTCTCCTTATCTTCATTCTTTTATAATGAAAGATAAAATTTATGCAGGAGGGAATTTTCGTGCCTGGATGGAGCAATTAAAATTATCCTCTATAGATGCTATTTTTGATTTTATAAATGACAATCCTTATTTTGAAATTGTTACCGATCCTCAGAAGATTCCCCTGCCTTTACAAATGGTCACAGTAGAGTTTATAACGGATCGAGCAGTTACCCACGAATTAGTAAGACATCGCCCTGCTAGTTATTGTCAAGAAAGCCAACGATACGTTAAATATGATGGTAATATGTTATTCATTACTCCTTCTTGGTTTGAATCTAATTTAGACGGAAACGAAGTATCTCCAGCTGATTCTTGTTTTTTGCAATCCATGAGAAATGCAGAAACAGATTATCGATTTTTAAGAAAAGCAGGTATGTCTCCACAAAATGCAAGGGTTGTTCTTCCTAATCAAACAGCTACAAAGATTGTAATGACTGCTTCTATACCTGAATGGAGTCATGTATTTAATCTTCGGTGCGATTCTGCTGCTTATGGAGCAATGATTAATCTTATGGCTCCAATAAGGGATGAATTCATAAACAGAAATTGGATCATGCCTGTTATAAAATAGTGGAAATATAATGGATAAATATAACATACCAACCATAGGATTATCTGGATACACTTTAAATAAAAGTGTTGAGACTAAAATAACTCCTGAAGAAAAAGAAAGAATATTGCTTTTTAGAGGATGTCCTGTTAATAGAAAAGCTACAATTATAATGACTGAAGAATCATTCATTAATACTTGTTTAGTCCATCAAAAAAATGCAGGATTATTTAAAAAAAACAAAGGCAAAAGAAAAGTAATAATAACTGGAAAAGGATTTGAAAGTAATAATTGGTTGGTATGTTCTTCTTGTCTTATTGGTAAAAAAGTTAAAAGGGGGATTAAAATTATAAATCCCCCTTTAGGCATTATTTTCAGTACTACTCTTTCAACTGAAATAACTCCTTATCTGCTCAAGAAGAAGAAGAAGAAGAAGAAGAATATCAGGAATAGAAAACTTTCTGATATAATAATCAAAAATATAAAAAGAATGTTTAAAGAAAAATATACAGTAAATCAAGTTATGGATAAATTAGAAATTAAAGTAACTAAAAAAACATTATATAATATTAAAAATGGGATTATTTGGTCTCATATAAAAATTTAGGTTACAATTTCAAAATGGCCTAGATCATTAAATGTCTGATCTTTAGTTTTCCAATCACCATCCCAATCACCCCCATGTCTTATCTTAATTCCTTTTTCCTCTGCCACTCTAGTAATATATCCGGCAAGAAGATAAAAAGAACCGAGATCGTTATAATTACAAGGATAGGGAACAATATCTACTGCTTTAGATGGGAATCCATTGTGCTTAGATTCCGGGTATTTGAGTTTAGAATTACCTGAGATAAAAGCTTCATTTTGTTCTTTTGGCCCCCTATGTCCACTAATTACTGAAAAATCAATGGTCTTGATTGCTTCTCTCAATATAATTTGGATATCAGTATGGCAAGTTTCCAAATTTCTTTCTGAATTTTTTCCAAAACTAGGCATTATATTGATCCTTTTTTAATTTTTTAAATACACTCCTACCAAAAATAAATACTCCTGTAAAATATGTTACAGCTCGTAAACATCTAAGCATTTTTATAAATTTATTTCCTTTGGAATGAATAATAATCATCCAAATATTAAAAATGAAAATCATGTTAGTAAGCATAAATTCAAAAAATGTGTCAGATGCTTTATCCCACATATCATCATGAATATGACAAGCTGGAGATACTTTAAGTCCATACATTTTTTCTGGAATAATTTTGTCTCCAATACCTTTTCCAGCCCCGCAAAATGATGGATAAAAAAGAAAAGTTTTATTACAGAATCTAAAAGACTCTTCTGTTATAAACATTATGTCATGAAAATATTGGATTTTAAATTTCATTTCTTCAATTCCGTCCGAGCAGTAATAAATCGATCAAGGATCTTATAGATGAATATAAGTAAGGCTGGAACTTCTACTCCTTCTACTATATCCGTAACTACAGAAGGCATAATCCCAACTGCTTCTCTAGCAATCTGTACAGCTTGATCTACAGGGATAGTAGTATCACTACCAGTAATGCTACTATATAAAAAATATAAACAACCAATAATGACTGTAAGTACTGATTGTCCTTCAAGAGTTTTAAAAGCTGGCTTAATTTCATTCATGATTACTCCATTAAATTAGAGGTAGTAGAAGGTCTAGCTGATTGACTTATATCAAGATTATTTTCAGTGCCTGCCAAAGAAGTATCATTTCTATTAAATGATTCTGTAACATGCATTTCTTGAGCTTCTACAGAAGTACTTCCACCATATTGATATCCTTTTTTAGCAATACCATAAGAAGTTAATCCTAATACTGCCATAGGCAATCCTCCTGCTATTGTATTAAAAACATCATATCCTGTTGTAGGAGCTTGAATATTAAAAGATCGAGGTTTAATATCCCTAACAGCTTGAACAGCTATGACACGATACAGAGCAGCTTCTACAGGAGTAGAAAAAGCAACATTACTTGAGATAACTGCAATAGCGTTTGCTTGTCCAATTATTCTTTTAGAATCCTCTTCTGCATGTTTTTCATACATAGGCTTAAAGCCTTCTGTATAATTATCTTTTGTAAAAGCAGAACATCCTGATAAAAATAACCATACTAAAAATAAACTTATCCATTTTTTCATTATAGAGCCTCCTTAAAAAAAAGTTTTTTTAATAATTAAAGATAAAAAAGAACCAATAATAAGAACTATTCCCCATCTTTGATTTTTCTTTAAAGCAATTACATCATTTTTTATAAATTTATGTTTTTCATCACAAGAAGCCCTTCCCTGTTCAGCTTTACGAAGTCGAGTAAAAATTTCATCATGATCCTGCTTATACTCTTCTTGCTGTTTCATAATATGCAATTGTTCTGATCGAACATCAGCAAGTTCAGTTAAAGTTTTTTCCATCATAGTAACACTTGTTCGAATAGCTGATTGATCCGCTTTAATATCACTAAGTTTATCTTCAACTTTTTCTAATCTATTTTCCATTTTAGTACCTTATTATTTAGTTATATCCTGAATAATTTTAAACTTATCTAAAAGTTCTGTGGATATAAACCCTTCTGCATCTGTTATTTCTAAATCATAATAATAAGGAGCATCTAAAATTTCTAAATCCATTTGAACAGCAGAAGGTGTGAATCTTATTTTACCATCAGTAACTAAACCCACTAATTCAAAATCTAATGTAAATTCTGGATCATCAACTCCAACTATAGGATTTTTCTTTTTATTGACAGAGAATTTAAAAGAAAATCCAGTAATATCAAGTTTTATTTCTGCTTCTTTATCTTCCCAAAATTGAAATACAATAGGTTTTGTATCTCCTCTATATCTTGTTATTTGCATTATTCTATCTCCACATCAATAGTACTTTCTACAAATTCAATGTCGATAGTATTATCCACTAATTCAACATCAAAGGAATTATCCACTATTTCAACATCATATTCTTCAGCCACTAATTCTACCTCCACAGTATCTACAAGTACAAATCCTTCACCACTTCCTTCTTCAATAGAATTTAACAACTCCCACGGAGTACCTGAATTTAAACTAGATGCTTCTAATAATACTTCTGCTGGAGTAGGCATTAGGGAGTCACCAAGTTTATGCCATTCCAATTTTCTTCAGCAATAGCAGCTTTATTTATAAGATTATCTGTATTCACTACACAGGAACCACTGGAATCATCAGTACCTATTTTCCCTGTACCTATAATCATAATAATTCCATCAGTACAAGAAGAATCTATATCCACAGTACCTCCATCTATATTTATCTTAATTATATCTGTAGATTGGTTACAATTAATGAGCAATAATCCTCCTCTATATCCCATTAATATAGCT